ACCTGTTCTTCAAGGTTGGAAACTTTGTTGATATCTCTTTTACTGAAGAGGAGCAAGAGATCATTGACCAGATCCGTGATGCTGAAACCTTTGCTGATGCCTGTGCCGCAGCTAAGGTTCTCTATGATTATTGTAAGAAACCAGAGGAAGATCGAGAGTCTCCTATTCCAGTTCCTCCTCAGTCCAACACTACTGGACAAGCAAACAATGAGGCAATGGATAACGAATCTCAGGATCAGGAAGCAGAAGAGGAGAGAGAAGAAAAAACACCTGAGGGAAGTGACACTGCTGCTGACAGTGAAGATGAACCCACAGTAGATATGATGCAGTCCTTTGAGGACAATCTCCAGGACCTGATTGATGATGAATCTAACTTTAATAATGAGTATCTGGAATTTCCAGTGCTCAATCTTGACACTGTGATTGCCTCTAACAAAGAGATTCACAATGAGATTGACACCTCATGGGAATATCAATCTAAAACCAAGGGACCTGAGATCTACAAACAGGCAGATGATGAATTTGTCAAGTTCAAGAAGTCTGCCCAGAAAGAAGTCAACTATCTGGTGAAAGAGTTTGAGTGTAAGAAAGCAGCAGACTCTTATGCACGAGCATCTACTGCTCGCACTGGTATGCTTGATATGTCGTCACTTCACACTTACAAGTTCAATGAGGACATCTTCAAGAAAGTGACTGTTGTTCCTGAGGGCAAGAACCATGGTCTGGTATTTGTCTTGGACTGGAGTGGGTCAATGCAGTATCTCTTGGAGGATACTCTGAAGCAACTTTTTAACCTCGTCTGGTTCTGTAAGAAAGTGGGTATCCCATTTGATGTTTATGCTTTTACGAATGAGTGGCGTCGTCGCACTTTTGATTTTGCGACTGGTCAACATGTTGTTCCTGACATGACACCACACTATGAGCGTAAGGCGGGACTACTGTCAGTTGACACCGATTTCAATATGATGAATGTTTTGACCAGCAAAGTTTCTGCTCCCGAGACAGATCGTCAGATGCTAAACCTCTGGAGAATTGCTTACTACTACACTCGTCAGTACAAGTTGGATTATTGTAATCCCCCTCGTCTTAATCTGTCAGGCACCCCGTTGAATGAGGCATTTGTTACCCTGCGTCAGATTCTTCCCAAGTTCCAGAAAGAGAACAAGATTCAGAAAGTTCAGTGTGTTGTTCTAACTGATGGTGAAGCAAATCATCTGTCTCGTCACGTTGAAGTTCAACGCTATTGGGAGTCTGAACCTTATATTGGTCACCGCCAACTGAACATGAATTGCTTCATTCGTGATCGTAAGTTGGGCACCACCACTCGTGTCCCCCGTGGATTTGCTGAGTTTGGTGACTTGATGATTAACAATCTCAAGCAGAACTTCCCCTATGTAAACTTCATCGGTATTCGTGTCCTTGGATCTAGGGATGCTAATCCATTCATCCGTCGTTACTATGAGCAAGGGACAGATGAGTACATCAAGATTCAGAAAGATTGGAAGAAGACCAAAAGTTTCTCCATCAAAAGTTCTGGATATGATGTTTACTTTGGATTGTCTTCTGCTGCTCTTGCACAGGAATGTGAGTTTGAAGTTGATGAGGGTGCTACCAAAGCAAAGATTAAGTCTGCATTTGCTAAGTCTCTCAAGACTAAGAAACTAAATAAGAAAGTTCTAGGCGAATTTATTTCTCTGGTGGCATGACCGAATACAAAGACAACTGGAGAGAAATTGCGAAAGCATCAGAAAAGGACCCTAAGGTAATGGACATACTTGAGAATGGTCCCAGATCTCTCACTCAGGCATGGTTACTCCAAGCGATGAAATACAAATACGGAAGGACACAATAAGAAGTGTCACGAGGGGGGCGGAACTGCCCCCTTTTCCTTTTATAATGACTTCAGTTGAAACAAACAAATGTCTCGCACGAGGATGACTGACGACCAAATCATCAACGATCTTAAAGATACCTACGGCACGGAATTCACTGCTGCTGATGTTCGCGGTTATTGTGCGTCTCATGGTGTGTCCTACCCCACTGTCACCCGCCGTCTTGAAGAATATAAGGTTGGACGTGGCAAGTGGAATCTTGAGGTCACTCAAGAGACCGTTGAAGAACTTGAGCACACCTATCAGGCACCTGCTGTGATGCCTGCCTCTGAACAAAATCTCATTCCTCAAAAAGATGATACCTTCGTCAAGTTTGGCAATTTTAGTGACGTTAAGAAAATTATTCAGTCCCGTATATTTTACCCTACGTTTATCACGGGACTGTCGGGCAATGGTAAAACGCTTACAGTCGAACAAGCGTGCTCCCAACTCGGACGTGAACTTATCCGAGTCAACATTACAGTAGAAACCGATGAAGATGATCTTATTGGCGGTTTCCGTCTTGTTGGTGGAGAAACCGTTTGGCACAACGGACCCGTCATTGAGGCCCTGCAGCGGGGTGCTGTGCTGCTCCTTGACGAGATCGACCTTGCCTCAAACAAAATCCTCTGTCTTCAGTCTATTCTCGAAGGAAAAGGAGTTTTCCTCAAGAAGATTGGCAAATGGGTTGCGCCCACAGAAGGTTTCCAAGTATTCGCTACTGCCAACACCAAAGGTAAAGGTAGTGAAGACGGACGATTCATTGGAACTAACGTGCTCAACGAAGCATTCCTTGAGCGTTTCCCTGTGACCTTTGAGCAGGAATATCCCAGTCCTGCTATTGAGGCAAAGATCCTTGGTAAGACCTGTGATGATGATCAGTTCACTACCAAACTGGTGGACTGGGCTGACATCATCCGTAAGACTTTTTATGATGGTGGTATTGAGGAAATCATTAGCACCCGCCGCCTGGTTCACATCGTAAAGGCATACAAAATCTTTGGTGATAAAGCAAAGGCAATCCAAGTCTGCATCAATCGTTTCGATGATGAAACGAAGCAAGCATTCCTGGAACTGTATGACAAAGTGGATGCTGACTTCCAAATGCCAGAGTTCAAACAATTTGCTATTGACACCCAGGAGTGATATAATATGATTAACTCATGGTCCTTTCTATTTGACGAATTAAATATGTACAATCAAGATTATTGGGAAGAGGATGGATTCAGTCTGACAGGTAATCCTGGCACTGCATCTCCAGACTCCATCGTTTTAGGTGGTTCTCGTCTTCCAGGTGGTATGGGTGATGATCACATCACATTTACTACAGATGATCCTATTACTAAAACTTCTAATTCTAAAAGGAAGTATAGTGAAGATGAAATCATCAAAGAACTGAAAGATTACATTACCCGAACATATGACCAGCACTATTCTGCTGGCGATGATAAGATTCAAACGCTTGATCTTATTGAAGCTTGTGGTGATGGTGAGGCATTCTGTCGCAGCAACATCCTCAAGTATGCGTCACGATATGATAAGAAGGGCACCGCCCGTCGTGACATTATGAAGATTCTGCACTATGCTGTTCTTCTAATGCATTTCAATGACAAGAATGCAAAGCGTGAAACTTACCCTCAGTGATGAAAATTCGTAATCCTATGAAACTCTCCAATAATACCCTTTCCCTGCTCAAGAACTTCTCTTCAATCAATCAGTCTATTCTATTCAAGAAAGGGAATACTCTTCGCACCATTAGTGTGATGAAGAACATTTTGGCAGAGGCAACTGTCACAGAAGACTTTGCTAAAGACTTTGGTGTCTATGATCTTAACCAGTTTCTGAATGGTCTGGGTCTTCACTCTAGTCCCGAACTTGACTTCGGTAACGATGGATATGTCGTTATTCGTGAAGGTAAATCACGTTCTAAGTATTTCTTTGCTGATCCCAGCGTCATTGTAACTCCTCCAGAAAAGAGTATCGAACTCCCTAGTGAAGATGTTCGTTTTGAACTCAGCACCGAACAACTGGACAAACTGCTGAAAGCAGCAGGTGTTTATCAACTGCCTGATCTTTCTGCTGTAGGTGAGAATGGTGTGGTCAAACTGGTTGTTCGTGATAAGAAGAACGACACTTCCAATGACTATGCTGTGGTTGTTGGTGAGACTGACAAGAAGTTCATGTTCAACTTCAAAGTGGAGAACATCAAGGTCCTCCCTGGAACTTATGAAGTGGTTGTGTCACAAAAACTTTTGTCACGATTTACCTCTAAGAACCACGATCTGACTTATTATATTGCTCTGGAACCAGACTCAACATTTGAGTGATGACCTTTGATGTTGCCATGAGAATCACCGGTAGTGCTCTTGCAATCATTGCCTACTTTGTGGTTCTTCATGTCAGCGTTGCTTTTGGAGTGCTTCTCCATTTCATTGGTGATGCTATTTCAGTTCCTTACTTTGTGAAGACAAAATCCTGGGATGTGGTTATAATGCTATCATTCCTTTTGATAATCTCTTTATCAAAAATATTATGAACATCTTCGTCACAACTCCCGATCCTCACATGTCTGCTCAGGTTCTTCCTGACAAACATGTGGTCAAGATGCCTTTGGAGGCATGTCAAATGCTCTCTATCATATACTCATCTTGGTACTATGATTGGGGTCCTATTCATAAAATGAATGGTGAACCATATGCCACCAAGAAAGGTGCTTTTCGTAATCATCCCTGCACTAAGTGGGCAGCAGAATCAGTATTCAATACTGCTTGGTTGATCCAGCATGGATGTGCTCTTGCCCATGAATACTGGCATCGTTATGATAAGGTTCATTCCTGTGCTCAAACATTGTTTGAAGCAAAGAAGATGTTCCAAAATGTTTCTGGTCAAGCAATAACCTGCTACTCTATGGCAGACAATTACGCCCGCGCCATGCCTGATGAGTTTAAATTTGACACAAGCATCGACACTTTTACTGCTTACAAAATGTATATCGCATCCAAACCTTGGGTTGCATCTAATTATCTTCGTGACGAATCCAGAAAACCGGATTGGGTATAAATGAAACATATTCTTTTTACTTTGAAAGGATGTCCATTTGATTTACTTGATGATAAAGAGTTCATACGAATGGTTTTGTTTAGAGCATCAAAAGAGTGTAAGTCAACTCTTCT